GTGGATTGATGACCATCCTGAAAGGATATTCTAATGTCAGGAATACGGGGAGTCGGGCGTCCACAGGAACATGACCGAATAGCTTTAGCAAGCGAATTCGCGCAATACATTGAAAATAATGATATTCCTATCATTGCTGAATTCGCCTATCAGCATAAAGTGGATATGTCGTTGTTCTATAGCTGGCCCGAGTTTGAAAATCTACTAAAGGAATGTATCCAAAAAAAGCAAAGCGCCTTAGAGCGTAAGGCTTTGAAGCAGGATGTGAACGTCACAATGGCTATCTTCAGCCTGAAGCAGATGGGCTGGTCTGATAAGCAGGAAACCACGCTTAAAGGCGATCAAGCCCATCCACTCTACATCTCAGAATTGGCAGCTAAATGGTAGAAGATTATCTAATAAAAAAGGCCGTAGAAAAGGCCATCAAAGGCAACGGCAAGGATGCTGAAGTGGTGCGTGCTGGTGTGGTGATACTAGATGTACAGATATTGAGCAGCGGCGATTTACAGGAATCCCTGCGCAGCTATGGGCTGGATGCCGCTAACATACAGGCAGCCTTAGAGACAGCCACAGCCACAGTCAGGACACAGATAGCTAAATCTGCCAGCCGGATAGTAGTTCCTAAGCTGGTTCCAAAGCCCAATGGGTGACTTTCACCTGACAACTAAACAGATTGAGGCTAGGGAGATACTGGCAGGGCCAGCCACTCATATCATGTTTGGAGGTGGCACGCGGTCAGGCAAGACGTTCATGCTCATGCTGGCCATAATCACCCGTGCCCTACGCGCCCCAGGCTCAAAGCATACGGTGCTGCGCTTCCGCTTCAATCACGTCAAGCAATCAATAATCTATGGCACGCTTCCGCAGCTGATGAAGTTATGCTTCCCCAATGACAAGTGGGATATGAACAAGTCCGACTGGTTCCTGCCGCTGCCCGGAGGTTCAGAGATATGGTTCGGTGGCCTGGATGATAAGCAACGCACAGAAAAGATACTCGGCAATGAATTTTGCACCATATTCCTAAATGAGTGCAGCCAAATCCCTTACAGTTCCCGCAACATAGCCATGACGCGCCTAGCTCAGCGTGTGGCTGATAAAGAAGGGAAGCTGCTGCCGCTACGCATGTATTACGATGAAAACCCTCCGGATAAGGGGCACTGGACGTATAAGCTGTTCAAGGCCAAGCAAGACCCTGACAGTAAGGGGATGCTCCAAGACCCCGATAACTATGCCTACTTGCAGATGAATCCTAAGGACAATGAGGAGAATCTGTCGCCTGAGTTCATTTCTACGCTTGAATCTCTCCCACCCCGTATGCGCAAGCGGTTCCTGGAGGGTGAGTTCAGGGAGTTGGCTCCAAATGCTCTATTCATTGACGAGACAATGGATAAATGGAGGTGTCTTGATGAGCTGCCCGATCTATTACGAATTGTCGTTGCCGTGGACCCCAGCGGTGCTGGTGATGAAGATAACGCCGAGAATGATGAAATCGGAATCGTTGTTGCTGGTCTGGGGATGGACGGAAACGGATACATACTGGAAGACCTCACGTGCAAGACCGGCCCCCGAGGATGGGGTAAGGTGGCAACGGATGCTTTTGACCGCCATGCAGCGGATCGTATCGTGGGTGAGGAGAATTATGGAGGGGCGATGGTGAGGGCAAACATACAAGCCTGCCGCCCACGCACACCCTACCGCAGCGTACATGCAAGCCGCGGTAAATGGGTTAGGGCTGAACCGATAGCAACGCTGATGGAAACTGGTAAGGTCAGATTAGCAGGATATTTCCGTGAGCTTGAGGAGGAATTAACAGCCTTCACCACGAACGGCTATAATGGCGAGCAGTCACCTAATAGGGCGGATGCGATGATTTGGGCCATATCTGACCTGTTTCCTGAGCTGACCAAACCTGAGAAAGAAATGGTGGCTATTGCTGCCCCTCAGCCTATCTACCGGCGTTCAGCCAATTCATGGATGCGTAATTTGTGAGCGACCGCGATAAAGACCTGAATGCAGTCAAGGAAGAAGACATTTTCAATGAGGCTAAAGAGCGCCTCAAGATATGTCTTGATGCTGATGATGATAACCGCAACCGCGCCCGCCTTGACCTGAAGTTCCGCGAGGGCGATCAGTGGGACCATGATGTTGTAACGACAGCATCTGAGGAAAGCCCAGAGATAACAATCAACCTCACTGACTCGATGGTGCGGCGCGTCGTCAATAACATGAAACAGCAGCGGCCACGGGGTAAATGCCATCCGGTCGGCGATGGAGCTGATGTTGAAATAGCACAAATTATCAATGGCATTGGCAGGCATATTGAATACCGGTCCGAGGCATCGGTAGCCTATGACACAGCGGCTGATATGGCCGTCACCTGTGGGGTGGGTTACTGGCGGCTGGTATCTGAATATGTAGCCGAGAATAGCTTCGATCAGGAAATCCGCATTCTGCCAATCCGCAATATATTCACCGTCTATATGGAACCATCGGCTGTAATGCCTTCAGGCCAGGATGCGACTTGGGCCATTATCTCGGTCAAGATGCTTAAAGACGAATACCGTCGTCGCTATCCAAAAGCCGATATGACCGACTTTAGTGGTGAGGGTGCGCGCGACAAGCTAACCAGGGAATGGGAAAGCAAGCTGGAGATACGACTGGCCGAATATTTCCGCATATACGAGAGGCTTGAGACTCTCAATCTCTGGCGTTCTACCGCAGGCCATGAGTTCACCAAATTCGACTCTGATAAGCCATCCACTGATGAGCTAAAGGAGATGGGTAATACACTCATAGAAAGCCGCAAGGCGATGCGCAAGGAAGTGCAGTGGTTCAAGTTGAACGGCCTGAAGGTCGTGGACCGCCGTATTCTCCCCGGCCAGTGGATACCTATCATCCGCTGTGAAGGTAACGCGGTGGATATTGATGGCAAGATTGTGCGGCGCGGGATGGTGAGGGCGATGGAAGATGCCCAGCGCATGGTCAACTATGGTGAAGTAGCCAAGATCAAGCGGCTTGGGCTGACTCCCAAAGCGCCCTGGATCGGTGCTGAAGGTCAGTTTGACGGTCATCCTGAGTGGGATGATGCCAATATGAAGGCTTATTCCAAACTGGTCTATAAGCCGGTCATCATCTCAGGCCCGATGGGTGGAGATCAATTACTGCCACCCCCCATGAGACAACAGCCAGCTCAGATCGAGGCCGGATTCAGCGAATTTGTGCAGGGTATGCGCACTAATCTGGTAGCTCTTGCCGGGATGCCAAACGAGCCGCAGCAGACTCAGAATGAGGCTATATCAGGAATTGCTTTACAGCGCCGCGATAGCCTTTCGGACCAGTCACACTTCCATTATTACGACAACCAAACGCTCGCCATAGCCCAGACTTGGAGAATTTTGCTGGACTGGATACCGCATTATTACAGCGATGAACGCATGCAGAGAATAATTGGCGAGGACGGAACGCCCAAGCTGGTGCAGATCAATGCGCCGGATACCGCTGATCCTGCGGTCAAGAAGATCAAGAACGACCTGTCTGTAGGCCGCTATGACGTAGTGATGGATACTGGCCCAGGCTATGAGACTAAACGTGAGGAAGGGGCCACCAACCTCATCAATCTGCTCAAGATTGGCCCGCTGGCCGAGATGGTGGTCAAGACCGGAGCAGACCTGATATTCAGAGCTTTGGATTATCCCTACATGCAGGAACTGGCCGACCGCATCATGGCGGCCAATCCCGAAGGCATGGAGAAGATACTCTCTGAGCTACCAGAACGCGCCCAGGCCATCGTCAAGTCCATGTCAGCCCAGATACAGCAGATGCAGCAGGTTATTCAGCAGTTGCAGCTTGAAAACAAGTTCCATATGGGCAAAGCGCAGCTTGAGGCCCAGACCAAGATTCACGATACCAACACCCGCGCCCAGACCGCCCGTGATGTAGAGGATATTAAGGCTGGCGCAAGTCTCATAGAGAAACGCTTTCAGCATCCAAACGAAACGACTACTGGCCAGCAACTTCTGGCCGTAGGCGAGCAACCCACAGGAGCAGGCAATGGTAACGCAAGTCCTTGATAGTAAAGACCAAGCAACGGCTGTAATGACAGGGGTTATCCCTGTTCCTCCTGAAGTCGCGGTTGATAATGCCAAAAGGGATGGGAAACCAATCACCAAGACTGTAAAGCCTATTGAAAAGGTAGGCCAGGAAAGCGTGGAAGATACGCAAGCGACGCCTGAGTCACATACTGAAGCCGATGACATTGAGGGTGATGATGGTCTGACCCCACGCCAAAAGCGCGAACTCACCAAGAAGATGCAGACCAGCATCGGCAAGAAGCATCGCCAGCTCAAAGAAGCTGAGGAATTCGCAGCCGCCCAATACAATGAGAAACAGCTTGCTGAGACACGCGCAGCCGAGGCCGAGCGCGAATTGCAACGGCTGAAAGGTAATGGCGTCGCGCAGGTAGTCAATGACGGCACTGACCGGCCCAAGCCTGAGAGCTTCACTGACCAGGGTGAATATGAGAAGGCGGTTATTGATTGGCGGGTAAATGAGATATTGAAGGAACGCGACCGGACCGCGGCTCAACAGGCAGAACAGGAACGCCAGGCAAAGGTAGCTGCTGATGCCGTTTCACGTCTGGACAGGGCGCGGGAGATCGTGCCTGATTTTACCGAGGTAACCGGGTCAGTAGATACGCTTGTGCCGCCCCATATTGGTGCAGCTATGATGGAGTCGGACAAGTTCGCTGAGCTTGGTTACTACTTCGCCAAGAACCCTGAGGAGCTGGAAAAGCTGGCAAAGATGTCGCAAGCGCGTGGGCTTGTTGCATTAGGAAAAATAGAGGCTATAATAAAGCCATTCGAGTCAGGGAAACCTGCCGCGAAATCAAACGGCGCAAAGCCGAGTCAAGACGGGTCAACCCCGAGCACCGAAACGGGTGCAAGTCAAACTTCCCCGAGCAAGCCCCGTGCAGCCGCGCCCATAACGCCGTTGAGCACGTCGAGCGAGCCACAGGTTGAAGCTCTCGATAGTAAAAATGTCAGAGAAGCCATCAACAAATATGCTCGCGATAAGAGCGTGAATATCCTCAACCGCAAGCGCCACTGACGGTACATGGTATCGGTAGGTTCCACGTGGAACCTTTGATTAACTAGGAGACTTTCGTGGCGAATACCCTGCTGACTATCAGCATGATTACCAACCGGGCTTTGCCCGTGCTGGCGAATTTGTGCGTCCTATCTGACAAAATGAATCGTCAGTATGACAAAGAATTTGGAGAGAAGGGCCAGAAGATAGGCGCAACCTGTAACGTGCGGCAGCCCCCCCGCTATGTAGGAACTTTCGGTCCGGCATTGAATGTCGAGCCATCCACTGAAACCTACGTCCCGGTCTCCATCCTGTATCAGTTCCATGTTGACATTCAGTTCAACACCATCAACATGCTGCTGGATATTGACGCATTCGAGGAACGTTTCATCCATCCTGCTTGTGTGGCAGTAGCCAACAGGCTGGATAGCGATGGTTCTTACTTCGCTTTCCAGAACACGGCTAACCGTGGCGGAACGCCAGGAACGACTCCGGCTGTTTACAAAGCCTTCTCGGATGCGCGTGCAACGTTAGTGGCTGAGGGCATGCCGGCAGGGCTTACACCCTGCGCAATCCTGCACCCGCTGGCGCAATCGTCTATGGCTGATAGCCTGAAAGGGCTGTTCAATCCACAGGCTGACATCTCGGACTTCTACGAGCAGGGCATGGTGGCTGCCAAGACCGCTGGCGCTGACTGGTTCGAGGACTCGAACATTGCCAATTACACTACCGGCAGCCTGCCAGGCTCCCCGGTATTGGGTGGTATAACCTCCGCGACTATCGGCACAGCCTACCTGACCTCAGGCTGGGCACAGACCGGAGTTATGACGGTGCAGGGCATTACGGGCAGTGCCGCTACACTGTTTGTGGGCGATACCGTACAGATTACTGGTATCTACCCAGTCAATCCGCAGAACCGCAACCGTTATGGCAATACGCTCAAGAACTTTGTGGTATTGCCTCCGGCTGGCTATGCGCAGATCAACGGCACAGCCTCACCCGGTGGCCCGCAGTTCAACAGTGCAACCCTGACCAATGGAACGTTCGCTGCTGCTACGGGGCTTTATACGGCCTCGGCTGGCGGCAAGATTGACCTGACCATCGGCGAGTGCATTATCAACGGCGGACAGTTCCAGAACTGCACGGCTTCGTCAGCCTTTACAGGAACCCCGGTTGTTATTGCAAACCAGGGAACGCCTCTCGGAACCAGCAGCACTGAGAACATGTACTTCCATCGGGATGCCTTTGCCCTGGCGACAGTTGATCTGCCGCTACCGCGCAGTGCTGTGGAAGCCTCAAGAGCGTTTGACGAGGATTTGGGTCTATCCATCCGCGTCTGCACGCAGTACACCATCAACAACGATGCCGAGCCAACCCGTATGGACATAGCGTATGGATTCGCAAGTCTGTATCGGAATCTTGGCTATCGGATTTCAGGTTAAGGAGCACCCATGTCAGCACTTAATGTAACAGGCACTAACCCCGGTCCGAACGTTGATGTTCTGCCGGATACGATCCAACTGCCCACAGGTAATATGTGGAAGGTGGGTATTTTCCAGCTCTCACTGACCCCGACCATTGTTGCCACCATCACCACAGTTGAGGAAGCCTTTGCTAATACTGGCATTGGTCTTTTGACGACTGATGTAGTGGAAGTGACATCTGTGGCCGCTCAGACTGTGGGTGTTGGTATTGTCAATGCCCGCGTCAGTGCAGCCGATACCCTGTCCATACAGTTTATGAACCCGACCGCAGCCGGTGTTACTCCGGTCAGCGGCCTCTATAACGTAGTGGTCTATCGCATACAGCCTAACTGGGTGAAGCCGGCTTCCGGCAACCAGTTTGATTGGTGATCTATGGCACTCGCACAAGGTCGCTCTTACGGTGTGTTTGCAGGTAATGTCCCCATCCAACCTGGGGACTTCCTGCTGGAATCGGTGGCTATAGTCACCGCCGCTACTGGCGGTACACAAGCAACCGGGACTCCAATAAATGCCCAGACTAATATAGTCATAAGCGTATCCGGTCATTCAGTCACATTGCCTCCATCGTCTCCGGGATTGTGCATATCTTTATTGCTGATTACCTCAGGCGCAACGTGCCTGGTATTTCCGGCACCCGGAGAGTTCATCAATGCGTTGGCTGTTAATACCGACATTTCAATGGCGGCCTTAACCGGGACTACATTTTGTTGTGCCGTAGCCGGGCAGTGGTACACCATACCGCGCACGCCGTCCTAAAATGGGCAACCTATCCGTAGGCATTGCCGGTTCTAGTTACTACGAATGGGCCAGGAAAGGTCAGATATTCGTAGCGACGGCCACCATCACGGCTCCGGTCATTTATACGACCGCTGCCGGTACTGGCGGCCCGCTGCTATGGAATAACTCTCCGTCCAATACTTCCACTGTTGATGCTGTCATTCTCGCCGTGAGTGCTGGTGTAACGGTCGCATCCACGGTCGCCGCTAATCTAGGATTGACCGGCAACAGTGGCCAAACTGCTGCACCCACGTCCACGACAGCCATCGGCTCAGTCGCCTCTACTTATATCGGCGGAGCTGGGGTGCTTCCTGATTGTAGCGTCTACAGTGTCGGCACCGTTACCAATGCCGGTAACTTCTTCATGCCAACCCACACACTCGATACCGGCGCATTGACTACCATCCCGGCTGCATTGAATTGGGTAGGGATTGAAGGCGCAATCGTTGTGGCTCCAGGCGGATGGTGCTCGGTAGCGGCTTCCGCAACAGCAACCACGGCGGTATTGACTGTCGGCCTGATGTGGGTCGAAATACCGGTAGCCTAAAATGCCTACGATGCCGAATGTCGTAGGACTGAACGTACCGGAAGCTACTGCTTCGCTTGAAGCGGCGGGCGTGGTCAATACAGGGTTTCTGGGTTATTTTGGCACGTGGCCTGTGGATATAATCTGGATCGA